GCAGGAGTATGAGTTGGCAAAATAGGCCGTGACCCTAACGTCACGTTTGCGGCAGTGATTGCCGCCATGCTCGTTAACGTCCCAGCAGCCTGGACCTGTAGGTCGATCTTGCCGTCTTCTGTCGTATCAACTGGGTCAACAATTGACGCCTCGATCTTGGCAAACTGAATTTGCTCAGGCGTTCCAGCACCGTTATTGCCCTGGAAAATCAACGCACTCAGTGCATCAGCTGCTTGACCAACAGCACCATTGCGGTGGTGATACAACGTAATGTCACCAGCACTAACAGCAACGTTTTCCTTTGACTCAAGGAATAACGCTGTGTTCTCCACTGATTCGGTGATGTGGAGCGGATGTGCTGGGGCAGCTTCACCAATGCCAACCTTGTTGCCAAACAAGCGGATCCGTGTCGCAATAGACCCGCCCGATGCGGTCATCAAATCAAGAGTGCCATCCTCTGATCCGTTAGTTGGGTCTTGGATTTGAGCAAGGATCTGGGCATACGCTTGAGCGTTGCCTGCGCTGTCTTCCCCGCGAAACTCAAGATTGCCAAGATTGTCATTGGCAGCAGGTGACGCAGAGTTGCGATACAACACCACATCAGGTGCCGTATCCAAGCCAGCATCAGTGTTCTCAATAATGACCTGATCGGTTGTATCGGTACTAAACAGATGCAATTGAGCTGCAGCCGTTCCAGTACCTAGCTGAAAGCCAGTCGCTGTGATCTTGCCGATGTTGGTCGAGTTGGCACTAAACGCCAATTCATTTGCACCAGAGCGATATAACCCTGTTGCGCCGCTATCTGACAAAAATGCAACAGCAGGGCCAGCTTCCGTTCCATTAGGCAATGCCTTATGAAGCGTGCCAAACGCAACCTTTTTGTTTTTTAGCGCGTTGTTAGCCTCAGCAGTAACAACAATTGGAAATACGTCTGCAGTGACAGGTGCGGTGAGTTCTGTCAGCGCAGAAATTTTGCGGTCAGACATCAGCCAGCCTCCAGGGTTTCAATGCGGGCTGTCAAAGCAGCAATCTCAGCAAAAGCCTCTTGCAAACCCTTCATCAACAATGGCACTAAGACAGCCTTCGCAACGCCCATATATTCAATGTTGCCATCTTCATCAATTGTCTCTTCCGTCCCCATTACCGCCTCGGGAGCTACGGCTTGAAGCTCTTGGGCGATAAATCCTTCTTCATAAAGATCCGCACTAATCATACGGAAACGGTGCATCTGAATCTGATTGATTCGAGACTTAGCCTCCGGCATGTCTGTAATGTTGTCTTTTAATCGACGATCCGAAGCGTCGAGTAATTCAACATTTGCTGCAGAAAGGGCTCCAATTCGTCCAGCTTGTACGCCATTTGTACGAAACTCAACGATAGAACCCAACTTGGTTGTATCTGTACCAACTCTGTTAAATACCGCAGCAAATCCGTTGTTTATTGAAACGCGAGGACGACCGCGCTTGGAAATAATAAATCCTTCTGATGAATTGTTAGTGGTAAGAGTGGGGTTGGTTTGCATCCCCCAGTACAAAGACGGTCCGTCTGCAACGCCGTCAGCGTCAGTGCCGTTGTCTTTGCCAATCGAAAAAAGCGTATGGTCAGCGCCGCTGAATTGAGTTACATAAGCAACAGCGCCAAGAGATGAACGGTAAAAGCCGTAATCAGGGCCGTCAGTGCCAAACGTTACGGATGGAGCAGCTTCGCTACCTGCAGGAAAAACAATTCCACCGCTAGTTATGGAACGCAGTGAAATCCAAGCACTGTTTGCGCCATTGCGAATCTTCAGCTCGCCTGCAGTAGTGTCAACCCAGAACTGATACGCAAATGTGGTGGAGGGAGCGGTGCCTCCGCTGTGGTTCGTAAATACCGCTGCAAGCTGTGTATTGATGTCGCTACGAACGGCGGATCCACTCCCATTCGCAACATTGCCGTCAGCTTGAGCCATGATTAATTCAGCTAAGGGGTCGTTGGCTGTAGTGTGCCATATCCAGTCGCAGTATATCTAAAGCTGCGGCTAACGACTTGATCGCCATCGAATGAAGTTTTGAACGTAACGCTAAAACCAGTAGCAGTCGCTTCAGACATTTCAAAGTAATCATCAGTCTGCATGTCATAAGCGACAATGCTGACAGCAACCTTGGTGTCATCATCGACATAGAACGGATACTCAAAAGTTACGTCTTTCGTTCCTTCCCCAGAGTAGATAAGTTGGCTGCTCTCAATTCTTCGCTCCAGTTGTATTAAACAACCTAGTTGATCAATCAACGGCGTTTGATCAGGGTGGAACGTTTCTAGTTCTGCCTTGAACTGGAACTGCCTGCCAACGTAATTTCCGTTTTCGAGCGGGATCCAGTCTTCAAACTCTAAGTTAGAGTTGAGTTTAATTTTACTAGCATCTTCAAGCTGGAGAGAAAAACCATCTTCTGTAATTTGATGCTCATCAACAGACGCGTCGTCTGTCTTGCGAAAATAAACGCTGACGTTCGTGTCATCTGGAACCAGTCCGTCAAAATCAGTCCAATTGTTAATCAGCTCAGTCCTGCTATCGATCAAATCACTTGTATAAATGCCACGCATTAACAACCTTCTTTTTAAAAGAATGCTGTATTTTGCGCCCAGGTCTAAGGTCTTTGCAAAATTATATACCCCTGACGTGTTCTGCGTTCCAATAAAATCAACAGACGTTAAATTGTCGAAAGTGCCGCTAATATCATCAAGAAACGCATTTCCGTCAAGGATTAAACCGTCTAAATTATCGTCATAATAAACGCCGTCTTTTTGGCCTTGGAACTCGAACGGATCTTGATGTTCATTGATAACTTCTAAGTTAAACCTTGGTATTCCATCAGGTAGGTTAATAATTGCAATGATTGCGTTCTGGCTTCTTACACCAGTCTTGGTCTCAAATTTAACGAGGTACGTGCCCTCGATTAAAGGCAAGCTCACGTAACCAGCCCTGGCTTCAACGGTACGCAGCAAGGAGCCGTCAGCCCAAGAGGCAGGGTTGGTTGTGCTTGTCTTGTCTGAATGACGAACAACCGCCGTCAAATTTAAAATATTTCCACCAATAGACGGAACGCTCCAACGAACAACGGCTTGGTCTTTGCCTACCGCTTCAATGGTGACATTTTCTGGATCAGGCGGTAGTGTTTGGCTGGTTAAGCCATCGACACCTGTACTGATATCAGGCGAACCAATAACAACGCTTAAGGTCGCGAATATAGATTCTTTGTTGTTTGGTTCTGGACCAACCGATTTAACCTGGCCAAAGAAGGCCGCTCCAACAGGTAAGCCGTCAATGTTGATATACGTGTTTGTTGTTTCTGCCTGAATATCGTTGCCACTTCCTACCCTGTAGCGAACTTTAAATTTGACAGCAGTGGCTTCTAGCCCTCTGCTCCAGGAAAACGTGGTCCTGTTGACTGTATTGTCGTTTTGACTAATTTCCGCAAAAGTGATCTGCAGGTCTGTTGGCGGATTTGGCTTTTCATCAAAAAGTGAAATATCAGCAAAATCAAGCTGTGAGTCTTTGCCCTCAACAACGTCATAAACGTTGTCTACATGTTGCACTCCAGTAATTACATAAACACCGCCCTCGCCTTCGCCTACAGACAGGCAGCGAAACTTTTGGTTCTCAACATTGCTATTCGTAATCGTGTAGACAGAATCATCAGCCGGTATTTGAGAGAAAGGACTAGAAACGTTAATCCGAGTGCCGACAACACTACTGATCGGTTTTGCCTCAACCGTTCCATCAGGCAACACAACCGTCAAAACGTTGTTGCTACCAGAAGGCAACGTGATCGTTTGGTCGCCTATAACAAAATCAAACTCCGCTCCAGCAACACGACCAGCCAATCGAGCGCCTTGACGCATTGCGTCGGATACAGCGAAAATCTGCCCAGGCAGTACCGCAAGACCCTCTAGGCCAACGGAAAACGACACGATGTTGCCGTCAATTTCTTCCGACGTAAGGATCCATCGACCCATGCGCTGAGCCTGATGCTTGGACGTGCAACCAAACGCCACTACATCACGCTCTTGAATGCCGTATTTATCAATTAAACCTCTATTTTCAATAATGACGTAATTAGGTTTATAGAAATTGTCTGGATCGTTATATCTGACAGTGACGCGTGTACTACGTGTTTTAAGAGATGATCCGCTGTACTCAAAGCCTCCACCAACGACACTTGAATTATTAAAAACATGAACAGGGTCAAGGACACTGCCGTCTAGGTTGCCGTGATCTGCTGCAACCTGTACGGTGTCAGACTTCCAGTAGATCATCCCGCGAAATACGCTGGCTAGATCTTGCAAGACGTTGTAAGCGTCAGCACGCGAGCCAATCACAGTGTTGATCGCAAACCTAGGCTCCGTGCCTAGCTGAGGCTTGAAAGGATCTTTGAAAATGGCATCGTTGGCATACTTAGAAAGTTCAATTAAATCAATCCAACTTACATTTTTAGCGTCAATAAAATCACCCGCGCCGTAACGAGAGTTGGTAAGCATATCGTAGAAACAACAAACAGGGCATGTCGTCCAATGCAATCCATCCTTTAATTGGCCGTCAAAAGGAATGTTGTTGTCATATTTCAAGCTCCCATCGGGATTGGGGGTGGCGTTACTAGGAATTTTTACTTTTAACCCGCGAACGTTATACGCACGCTTTGGCAACGTATTAAAAAGTTCTGAATCAATACTTGAAGCAATGCAAGCTGTATTTGCATAATTGGTTTTAATGTTTTTTCTTGTAAGAATAGAAGTCCAAATTAATGTATCCGCACGGGTATTTGCGAGGGGCGTCTTCTTAGAGATGTCCTCAAAGTCTTCAAACTGCACCTCAAAAGCATCTTCGTTGTTCTTAAATCGCTGCTTTTTTACTCTGATCTTCCAGGGCCCTGGGCCAAAAGATTGCAAATTTATTGGTTGTGTTCGTACTTGATAATTTGAGGTAGATATGCCTTTAATCGTGTTGCCATTAACTACACCCGAACCAGTTAAAAGGTCAACAACCTGATACCCTCTACCTTGAGCTTGAACTGCGACTTGGACTTTTATCTGTGCAAAAAACAACTGCCCTTTGGCAAGCCCTTCCATGCCTTGGCAATAAAGCTTGGGAACAGTAAAAATTAATTCAATATCATCTACCAACACGTCCGTAACGCTGCGAACAACCACACCTTGACCGTAGTTTCTGTCTGTAACTTGGTTGTTTTCGTTTACTTCTTCGCTGTAATTTGCGCCAACCTGCACGCCGACATCGGTTATAGCAGTGACGTTATCTTTAAATCCAGATTTATCACTAAAAGGGAGCTGCTTAGGCGTTCCTTCTTTAAATTCAAAATTGTATTTAGTTTTCCCCTCGGTTTCGTCTCTATCTGTTCTGCCTGGAGCCTGTGTCTCGTCTAGAAAAATGCTTCTCAGCGGATTATCCCTTGTGGCCAATCCCTCGATCGGTCCTTCTCCAATGATGTCAACAAGCTGAAGGTTAGTTGTGGAGTTAAGAGCCATTTCTAAAGCAAGTCGTAGCCATAGCCAATAATAGTCAATCTTGTTCTGTTAATCGTCTCTACATCGACAATCTCAACTTCTAAACGAAGGTTGTCAGTGCTGTTAGCCCTTGGGACCTCAAATCGATGACCATAGACCAAAGTTTCGTTGGAGTGAAAAAGCCCTTGAACTGTCACCCCTGCAGTCGCTCCAACAAAATCAGGGTTGCCACCACCTCGTTCAAGCACAAGCTTGACTTCATAACTTATAAATCCAGGGATTTCTGTGGAACCTGCTCCTGAAATTCTGTCAAACAATCCTTTTTCAATTTTGAAAACTACGTCAATTTTTTTGCGCTTATTGTCTCCTTTTTTATATTTTAAAGTGTCGTTTTGGATAATACGTCCGTCCTCAAGATTCTTGACTTGGCCTGGCCCAAAACCTTGATTAACGCTAACTTTTTTGTCTGCGTCAGTAGTTCTAATTGAAAAATTAGAATTTAACTTTTTTGTGTCTAATCCCCCGGCAGGCTTAAGGGCTCTTTTAATACGTTCACCATTAATTGTTGTTCTGCCTACATCTGGCGCAACAATTGTTTTTGCCAAGCGATCTGATTCATCAGTTATTTGAAGATTGACAGCCGTAAGATGGCCGCCAGTAATTACTTCGCCATAGATCACAGGAACAGTTGCACCCGTCCCAACGGTGTTTGCAGGACCTGAAAACCCATAAGACTGCTGACCGTCTGCACCACGGGTTACGCCTTGCGCCCCAGTGCCTCTAACGTTTGTGCCGTTATCAAACCGATTGGAACTAAGTTTTGGCAATTCTGGCTGCGGCGAAATTAAATTCGCCACACCGCCAAGAATCATGCTTGCACCAACGGCACTTAAAGACACGCCAATTGTGGTGGCGAGAGTTGCTGTACCCGCCGCAGTAGTCAACGCACCTACCCCAAAAGCACTGGTTGCCCCAAATAAGCCAGCGCCAGGCAGCAAAAACGAAGCCGCAACCAAGCCAACACCAACCAAAATCTGAGTCGTAGAACCGCCACTGCCACTGATCACCGGCACAAGCATCATCGGCCTGCTGCCAAACGGCAAATGCAATTCGTCATATCCCATCGACGCACCAGACTGAATCAGCTTGTAGCCAATCCCGTTTTCGTGCGCTGTTACCAGATCTTTCTGCAGCTGCGGATAGTTGACGCACAGCAGCTTGATCGCATCTGCTGGTGTCCTTAAGTTGTAATACTCGTGTTGTGTGCCGTATTTTTCGCCCAGCTCACCGGCTAACATCACCAGTTGCATAGCGATAGACGGCGGCAACGCTCTGCCTATAGTACCGCCCGAATGGTTCCACCGCACTGATGCTATTCATGCGCTGGTGCAAAATACGATCATTAGCCAGATAAATCGCTGCGTGCATCGGCGTTCTAGTGCCTAGCCGCATAATCAACACATCGCCTTCTTCCCGATCGTCAAAATCTATAAGCACAAAACCAAGCGTCTTGGCGTAACGTAAAAAAATGCTATCGGTAGACTCTAAATTTTCTGGTCTTTTAAAATCAGGAAAATCGATGCCACGCAACGCATAGTAATCACGCAGCAAGCTATAGCAATCCTGCGTTCCATACACAAACTCCCTGCCGATCAAGGGTAAATAGTTGACCATAAATTGTCTGGCACGGAATACACGTACCAAGGCAGCTTACTTTGCTTACATGCCTTGTGATCACACTCACTTGGGGGTGTGCCTTCTGGATGAGAATGCACAATTGCTTCAATTGTTCCAACAAACATGGCCCTTGCATAATCGTGCGGGTCAAGAACAAAATGCTGCTGTGGAGCGTCAGCAATGTTCTTGCACGGCCAATACGCACCATCAACAACTAGGCCAACAGCTTCACGCGGCATTTCAGCCTGTGCGTGTTTTATTGCATCAAGCCTGAAGTCTTGCCCCAACAAAACCTCCAAACGGGATTGCTTCAGCACCGTCACCTTTGCCATCTGGGAACCTTGCCCTGCAACTGCTTAAGCGTTTGCCGCAAACGTCATCCGCTTGTGACGTTGTTGAATCGTCATGTATATCAAAGAAATTAGATCCGTTGTACCCGCATTCTGTGCCTCTGTAACGCCAAGGGCAGAACTCATTGACAGTTCGTCTAGGCAATTGCAGATTTATCAAATCAAGCCTTGCTGTTAGCTCAAACTCAACAAACTGCAGGTTTTCTGACGCGACCCGATCGATGTACCACGTCTCCACAGACTTTGCGTCTGGGTCAGCAGTGTCGTTGCCGCTTACACCAATAATAAAGTTGGCATTTTGCTGAGTCACAAGCAAATCGTCGCCTTCTGTCAAAATTAATTGCGGTCCAAAATTAACAGGGTCTAAAAACTTTTTAAATGTACGGATCCGCCTAACTTCTGCTTTTAACGGATTTACTGTAAGAAGAAGTGAGCTTATAGCACTATTAACATTTGCTACCTTTAAACTTGGCCTTGGCAAAGTACCTTTTGCTGAAAATGCAAAGCCATCAACCTCAACAGGGGCTGCAGGGTAAGTTTTTCCATTAAATACAACATTTTCAACTAAATTATTTGTTCCAGCGTGATAATACAAAACGCTGTCTGATCCGTTAACCGCTGATGTCAGATGAACTTCAAACAAATCAATGACAGCAGTCGGCGCTAGCTTTTGAAGCTGGTCGGAAAGAGGCTCAAACGCTTCCCACGTAACTTCGTTGTCGACAACAGTATGAGTAATCTGTCGCGGGAAGACTGGTTCGCTTTCGTCAGACGTACCAGCGACAATGCACTTAAATGCAAGCGTTAGGTTTTGCGAGACAGACGCACGAACAACGTCGTTGACTAAATAACTTTTATTGGCCTCCCAGGCGTGGTCAGAGATTGGGTAGCTCATTACGCCTCAAACACTTGGACAAAAGTAGCCGTTATGTTGAAAAGGTTTGAATACGGCATCGTCTTGGTCCAATTTGCACAAACCCATTTATAAGTAGTTGCCTCGTCTGGCGGCGACCAATTAAATGATTCAACACCTGCACGGGCTTCTAAAAAGTCTTCAATCGAGTTTGCGTCAGCTGTTGTTCTGTTTTGCCAAGTCAAACTCCATGTTTTGGGATCTTGGTTAATTCCAAAGGCAGCACGTTGCGAATATCCTGAACCAAATTGAATTGAACGCACTTTTGGTTGCGCCGCTTTTGAAGCCCCATAGTCAGGAGCAATGTCAGGGAAAGTAGCCATTAGCTCAATAATCCTCCAGGACGTTTTTGCTTGACTAGCTCAGCCTGCACGGCTGCACCAATTGCAGAGCCAAGAGCCTTGGCATTTGGCTGATCACCTTGCACTTTAGAACCAGCGGCGTCAACGTTAACTACTACGTTACCAACGCCCCCAGAGGCTTCAACACCAAGCTTGCCATTTGCTCCACGGCGTAAAGGCATAATTGCCTCAGGGCCAGCCTCGCCCATTAGCCCCATGCCATTAGCCATAGGGAAAATAGTTGGCTTGTTTACAACGCCGCCAGAGGCAAAAGGAACAATTTTGTTGTTGGCATATACATTGCCATTAGCTGAAGGAAATATTGAACCCATCAAAGATTTTGTGCCAAAGTTCAACAGCAAGCTAGCCACTTGCCTTAACACGCCAGATAAAGACTCACTTAATGATTTTGTGCCATCAATCAATCCTTCAATGGCGCTAGCCATGCTGGTTGCCAATGTGTTTTCTATGCTTTTAACTAGCTTTTCTGTTTCAGTAAGTTCCTTTTTAAATTCTTTTTGACCTTTTGTAAGGTCGCGCATTGCTTTCTTTTCGTCATCTCTAAGTTTTAGCCCAGTGCGCCTAAGCCGTTCTTCTGCTTTTAAAGCTCCAAGTTGTTGTGTATTAGCGTCTATTTGCCCGGAATTAAATTGCTCACTTAATTTTTGAATTTCAATATCAAAAGTAAGCTGCGCTACTCTTATTTTATTGCCTTCGGCAAAAGCTTGGTTTCTTTTTATTGCAAGATCAAGCAAGTCTTGGCTTGTTGTTCTCATTCGGCTTGTTGTCCCCGAATCAGGCTTTTCTGGGTCTGGCTCTAACTTTCCATCTAGCTTGCTAGGGGCGTCTGGAACTGGAGGGCCAATAAAATCAAATCTTTGTATAATTGGAGTAAGCCTAGCAATTGCATCCTTAGCAAAACTCACTGCAAGCTCCGACGCTGCAGGATCTAAAATTGTTCGCTTAGCTTGCTCAAGCGTTCGCCTTTGATTATCAATAAGCTTGCCACCAGCTCTTTCTTCCATTTCTCTCCCAAATTCTCCTAATTTGTCAAACAATCCAACAAGAGAGTTGGCTGCGTTAGTTGCAAAAGTCTGAAACTGTGCGCCTAACCGTGACAGTTCAGGAGCAACTTTTTCATTTAGTTCTTCAAGTGCAACTTTTAATCGATCCCCTGCGCCTTCAGGCCCGCTAGCAATAATTTGAGCAGTTTCACCGTACCTTTCAAAAAGGTCTTCCGAAAACCGCAAGAAGTCCTGCAAAGTCACTTTGCCGCCTTCAAGAGCTTTGTCTAATTCTTTTGTGCTTAAACCTGCTGATTCCGCAAACAAAGTAAAAGCGCCTGGCAAACGTTCGCCAATTTGTTGCCTTAATTCTTCTGCGCTAACTTTGCCTTTAGAAAAGACTTGCGCTGTTGCTGTTAAGGCAGAATCAACATCTTGCAACGAGCCACCGGTGGCCCTAACTGCAGCAATAATTCCTCTAAAAGACTTAGTAGTATCTGCTAAATTGCCACCTGCGCCAGAAACAGAGGCTTGAAGCTTTGTAAATTGTTTAGTAACTAGAGATTGAGGAATTGCAAAATCTTTTGTTGCTTGATTAACAACTAAAAGAGCTTTTTCATACTCCTGCTCACTTTGAGTGACCCCGCGCAGAGCAATCCGTAATTTAGTTAACTCTGCCCCGTACTCAGCAACAGCACCCAAGGCTTGTCTTAACTGCCCAACTTGAGCACCAATAGCACCGCCAACAATTGCCCCGCCGGTGCCTCCAAAAAGAGCGCCAATTCCTGCACCAGCAGCACCTTCAACCCCTCCAAAAACTCCAGCGCCTGCAATTGTGCCAGCAATCTGTGCGCCAGCTCTAAATCGTCCTTTGCCCTGCCTTCCTTCAGCTTTTTGCAGTTGCTTATCAAGCCTTGCTGCCTCAGCCGTAGCCTCTTTAAATGCAGCACTGCCAATTTCAACTTGCTGCGTAATATCACGCCAAGCGTTTCTGTAGCCCCGAAGGTTTGCAATGCTATTGACTGACGTTCTTTGAACGTCTTTTAATTCTTTTGATATTTGATCGAATGGAGCCGCCGCGCTTTTAGCCTGCCGCCCTAGCCCGTTTAAAGTCCGCGTTAATTTATCAAGACCAGCATCGCCTGCGGTTTTTATGACAACTGTTAAGTCGGTTGTAACCTTGGCCATCAGGAGTCCTTCTTGTTCAGGCTGGCGAGTGCGGTTAGTTCCATCACCTGTACGCCTTCAAAAAGAGCGACAGGATCCTTGACTTCATACAGTCTACAGAGGTAGTCCAGTGACGAGTAATTTAAACCAGAAACCCCGCCCATACTGACATTCCACTGCGTTTGCATTCTTAAAAACATTGCAACAATATCCCAGTTCTCTTCCCACACCTCAAAATCCGCAGCCTTACGCGCCTTGCGGATTGCATTGATCTCACTAGGCTCCATGCCCTTAGCCATCAAATCATCAACGCTTTCATCAAAGACTCCGCCGCCTTCGCACCAATGCTTAGCGGCGGCTTCTAGTTTTTTGCTTGTGACCCCGTGATGCTGTCTGTGTAAGCAGAAATCACACCACGCAGAACATAAGGATCGTCAAACAATTCAGCTTGTGCTTCCTCGCTGTAAACAACCTCGTCCCCATCCTCGTCTTTAATCCCTTCCCAGCCTTCAACAATTTCACCAATTAAAGCGTCATCGCCTTGTTCAATCAAATCGTTAAAAGCTGAGCGGCTCATCTTTTTAAAGATCGCCGTAAAAGTTTCTTTTTTGAACTTGCCGCCGTCAACAGGAACGTCGACGGCAACAGGCCACTTATAAGAAGAAACTTTCTTGAGAACAAAAGCCATGCAGGTTAGGTGTAAGCGAGTGTCAGCTCGTTGTTACCGGCTGAACTTGGCACCATAGTAGTAGGAATGTTCAACATAACAATGCCTTGATCTTCCGAATACGTTGGGTTGCCTAATGACAAACCAGTTGACGGAGAACTCAAGGTGATGATGTTACCTGCAGTCGCACCGTGAACAATACTTAAATTGCCTGATGTACCTGCAACAGAAAGAGCAAAGAAATCTTTGACCGACAAGGCTGGGGCTTCAATTACAAAGTTAGCTGTTGCTGCACGGTCAGTAATCAACACATCTTTGCTTGAGTTAACCAGCTCTCGGTAAACAACATCATTGCCAAGATCAATCTCAGCAGATTGCAACGCCAAGCCTGTGGCTGAGAACAAAGTAAAGCCAGTGGTGTTTGTGTCGTTAAAGATCTCAGGGTCTGCCTGATTACTAAACGTCAAGGTCGGTGACGCTGTATCTGTTGGAGCAACGTACTGCCCGGTCATTGTGAAGTTGTAAACCGGAATCTGGTTAGCGTTGAGGCTGAGGGAAAACGTCCCACGCGCTCCAGTCACCTTGTGCCGAATGCCGTCGCTGTCAACGTAAATCGTGACTGATTCAGGCGTTGTTGAGATAGGTGCGTAAGTTACGGAAGTGCTTGAAACAATTGTTTCGCCAAACCCGCATGCTTCAAGCAAAGGACCGTATTTTGGCGCGGTGCCAGCAGCACCAGATCCTGAATACTCAACGGTAAAGGTAACGCTAACGCGAGTGTTTGCAATTAGCTGAGGGCTGTTGCCTAGATAACTACGAATCAAATCACGCGAAAGGACTTCAGATTCAGCAGGATTAATTTCAAGAGCTGAAACTTGAATCGCGTTTGCCGAACCTGTTGGCGTGCTGTCAGATCCGTAAGACGACTCGGTTTTGGCGAGGATAGACCTCACTCGGGCTAGTTTTGCCATGTGTAAGGCCTCAGAAAAAGGGCGATGTTTATCGCATCAGTTTAAGTTAACTGCTTCCGCAAGCCAACCCTACGCTGATGTCAGGTCAACGCGGCTTGAGCGATATTTGACCAGATAATCCATACTAACAACCCCTAACGGCACATCAGCCTCGTACAAGCTGAAATCAACTCGATCAGGGTCGATGTCTAAAGCGTAGCCGTTGACAGTGCTGTCAGCCATTATCAAGTTGTGAACCTGCTGTGAATAAGTGTCAGAGGCGTCATCAGGTACGCCAGATCGAACCAGCACAGTGACTCTTACACGCAAGGTCCATTGCAATTTATTACTGAACTGTTCGGACGGCTGGTCCGACACCGGCTCAACAATAATCGCGGGCACTTCGCCACGCGCCAACGGTTCAACCCTGCTTCGGTAAACCGTTACGCCAGTAGCAGAATCAAGGTTCGTTTTAATTCGAGCAAGAATCAATTCACGCCTTGTGTCGGCCATTAGTCCTTACTCAACAAAAGCTCAGAAAACAGGCCATCATCAACAGGGCGATTTTCCCTGACGGTGTACGCCTCAGATGCAACAGTAATAGAAGTGCCGCGAGCAGCAGAGCTTACGTCTGAAGTTTTTGCCGTTAGCAAATACTCGCGACTTAAAGCCATGCCACCCGCAATCACATCCATGGGGGAATCCAAGATACCAACAAACTTGGAACCGCTGCCAATTTGGCAGGTAGTCCCAAACTCCTCTGTATTTAGAAAAGCGAAGGTATCTTCAAGAGCCATGATCAGCCGTACTTCTTAGAGCCGACGGCAATGACGCTAATAGCGCCAGCGCCTGTACCACCTGCAACGGTGACACTAACCTTGATAAAACGCTGAATCGAATCAGTGTTGACACTGATTTTTTCAGTTGCCGCAGCGTTGGCGCCACTAGTGGTAAATCCACCACCGGTTACGTCGGTGTAAGTACCACCGGACGTGTCGCACTCAGTCAGTTTGACTGCGTAGGTGACACCTGAACCACCAGCTTCGGCGTCAAGAGACACAGCAATGTCGCCCTCGTAATCAAGCAGGTCAATCGCAGAACCAACTCCTGTGGCTGTCACCACATCGCTTGGCAGCAGGTTTAGAACTTCTGTTCTAGTCCCCAGATTTTGAATCGTCATTGGTTGCCTTCCTCCGGCGTTTGGGTTTAACGGGTTGTTCGACTTCAGGAGGTTCGTTGTAAACCTCCGCAAGATCACTACCGATCAGGATATTGGCGTCGGCTGGGGATGCCTCAACGACTTCCCCAATCCGAACCACCTGACCCGCTAGCACAACTTGCTTACGGATCTTGATCTTCATGATCAGAGGGTGTTGTTACCACGGCTGAAGGATTGACCATGGCGGGCTGCCACGTCAACATCCTGCAGCGCAACCACTCGGACAGTGCCAGAGGTGCTGTGAGTGTAAGGATCAACCATCAGATCCAAGCCAGAGAAGTAAGCAATGATTAGATCAGAGAAGTTTCCAAACCAAAGATCGTTGCTTGCTACTTGGTTAGAAATTACAGCTTCATAACCATTCACTTCACCGTTTGTGAAAATGAACTGAGCGGTGTTGCTGGCTTTTTCTGCTGTTTTCAGAGCACCGCGCATTGCAGCGTTCATCAGATACTTAGGAGAGCCCAGCAAGGCATTGGCGCTAGCAATATCAGACTCAAGCGCAACTACCTCAGCAAATGTTGGGGTGTTAGCGGCAAAGTCTTCAGTCAAAACACCAGTGGTGTCTTTAAGACCCAAGGGCTGGTTGGAAGAACCGGAGCCATAAAGGCCAACACGGTCAATTTCCAAAGCAAGCACTTTGGCAAGATCGCCACGCACCATGTTCTCCACGTCAATGGAGGACTGGATAATCAGACGGCGACTGAAATCGGTAAAAGCACCACAGGTCTTAGGCGTAAGCGCAACCTGATCAATGGTTTGCTGCGATTCGGTTGGAGAACCGGATTCAGCCACCCAATAAGCAGTTGCGGCACCTGATTGACGAGGAATGTTGACGTTGCCAGAAAGGCCCGTCAACACACTTGCGCCAGCTTCAGTCAATGCTGATGCGTTACGCAGCAGGTCAATAAAGTTGGCTGCATCCAACTCAGTCTCAACAAGGTTGCCACCGGCAGTAGCCGTGCCAGCGGTAAGGTCACGGCGCATGATGTCCGATGGGACAGTGATGCCACGAGACTGACGGCCAAGCTTGGCTGCAGCGGCTTCAGAGGCCTCAATTTCAAAACCAGCAGCATCGCGTGCAGCGCGATCGCCAGGATTGCTTAGGTAGTTGATGGCACGCAGGAAAGAGAAGCTGCGAGCTTCTTTTTGCGTGAGGCCGATTTCACCAGCAGTGGTGTCAACGGGCTTGGCGTTAGAACCCATTTGTTCGATAAGAGCGGAGCGAAGTTCGTCAATGCCGCGAGAATTAATTACAAATTCTTGAGCAAGATCGATGTTGTGAGTGCGCTTACCAAGGGCAAGCATTTCAGCGGCTTCTTTTGCTTTGGCCTCGGAGGCCTCAGCACGAAGAAGCTCCAGGTCTGGAGTTTGTTCTTCCATGATGGAAATAGGAGTTGTAGTAGGTACGGCTGAGGCCGTAGACACAGTTTCAACAGAGTCAAAACTGCGACCGATGCCAACCGATTGATCAGCTGGCACGGTCACCAAACTGAGTTCAAACGGCTGGAAAGAGGTGGCCCGATAAGTCATTGGAGTAGTTGACTTATCTTCCTCCATTTCATTGATCTTGTATCCAAAACTGACGTTTCTGATAATTCCGTCTTTGATTAAATCTTGCATTTCGCGGCCAAGCTCATTGTTGGCAAGCTTGACTTCGGCGTAACCGCGCTTGTCTTTGATGTATGCACGCTGCACAACACCAACAATCCGATCAGCATCATGCTGATAAAGAAGTGGTGCGCCATCGTTTAGGCGAGACAAATCCATCGCCTTTTCTGACATCTCCAACACTTCCATGCCGAAATAACGCTCAACAGGTTCCTCTGAAGCAAATGGAAACTCAATTGTGCGATCTTCTTTTTCGACATAATCAGTGCTGTGCGCCCGCGTTAACGCCGTATTTTCAAACATGCGGATTGCAGCAATCTTGGTAAGAGTGCTGAACTTGTGCCCAACTTTTCTATCTGTAGGCTCACCGTCGCGATACAACGTGATTAAAGCTGCAGGGTCCTCTGCCGTGCCGGTAATTGTAAAACTTGAGTCAGGGACATCAATTTTGCCGTCACGCTCAACACGACTAATACGCCCGCGAGCTGTACCGCCACTGCTGCTCCAGGAAACAAAGTCTCCAGTTTTAAGCGCATCAGGCGCAGCGCGTTCAGTCATGTTTTCGATAGTTTCCGTGCTATCGGGATCATAACTAGGTTCTGTGTCTTTTTTAATTGTCTCCAAATCGTTGACGTTAGCCATTAGTCATCCTCCTCATGGATTTCAGGGTGTTCTGTTTGCTCGACAGGTGGATTTTGTGCTTGGCCTGCTTTGTTAACAGCACTAGGGTCAGAATCTAAGACAATGCCAAGATCATCCATAGTTGCAAGCTCATGGGCTCTTTGACGCATAGTCTCCTCAAAGTCTCCACCATGCAGGGCAACAACTTGAGACAACGTCATGATCCCTGACCGAATCATTGATTTGTAAGCCTCAGCTTCTTTCTGCGGATCTACAAATTGCGCTGCTGGTGCAATCCATTTTGCCTCGTAATAACGATCAGGATCCATGTCAAAGGCAGGCATCTGCAAAACACCTGACAGCACACCCATTTCAATCCAACGCTCATAAATTGGTTGGCACAATTTATCGATGACGTATTGCTGCAAAGTCCTGTAATGAGCGCGAGTCTCGATCAACTCCAGGCGAGAAGAGCTGTAGTTGGATTGAGAAAAATCAGAACTGACCTGGGTATAAGAACAACCAACACCAGCTGCTACGGCACGCAACATCTGCGCCACAAATGGGGTAAACGCATCGTCTGGGCGCTGAGGTGAGAAGAATTGCATTTCTTCTCCTGGCGCAAGACGGCGAATGCTGCCAGGCGAAAAGTCCAAAACAGACTCTTCCTGATAGGTGCCATCTTCAAACAACTCTTGATCAGGAGTACGAACAAAGCCCATCATTGCTGCGCTTGAACGTGCAGCAATAATTTCTGCCTCCTCGTAGCCACGCAGGTTGTTTAGCCGCATAATTGCCGAAGCAAATGCAGTTACGCCACGGGTTTGCCCAGGGCGCTCAACGGAATACAAGTGAATAATTTCGTTGGCAGGAATGCGCGTGCGACGCTTCTTGGCAATCTGTGCGTAACTGAATTGATAATCACCAGGGTGATAATTCAAAAAGTGGTAAGCCACTGGGGCTGACCACTCGTCAAGCTCAACGCCCATACGGACGCGATTGCCGTTTGACTCAAAACCGGTGTAGTCATCATCGAGCAAATCTGCCTCGATGACCTCTAGCCCCAACGGGATGCGACTATCGCCAAAGGATTGTTGAACAAGGCGGACAAAGACTTCGCCCGACTCAATCATGCTGCTGATGCACAGCTGCTGAATTTGCGGCCAAGACAAGGTGCCACCTGCGTGGCAATTCTTGGCTTTGCTCCACTTTTTAAATTCGTGCTCAATAATTGGATTCAAGCGTTCATCAAGACGACCGCCTCGAATCATTCGCACTTGCGCTTGATGCTTGATGCCTTGACCAACAACATTGTTTTTAACAGCACGCAACGCAGATTTTGCAAAATCTGAATCGCGAACAAGAGCCCGAGCACGATTCCGCAGAATACGCAGGCTGTTTTTTACTTCTGAGTCGGCGCTTGTGCCTTGACTAATCCAATCGGATGTCAGGCGATTCATCTGAGCGCCTGCGTAGTTGCGTCTTGCAACTTTGCGTTTTCGCGTAAAAGGCCACATGACTAACGGAACCTCACTTTGGCTAGGCCAGGATTGCCAAGCCCTTGTCTAATTTTTTCCGCCCGGCGCTCGGCATTAACTTCAGCCTGCAAAGAATCGCGCAATTGGAGCAGTTCCACCATCTTGTATCTTTTCAAACTTCGCCCACCAATCGTATATTCCTGAACCATCCCGCCTTGAGACAGCGTTCTGATAGCGGCCTCTACATAGTCAAGATCAATTTTTGCTCTTGATCGATCGTCAAAGGCACCCGGCTGCCCTGTGTAACTAAGAGTGGCCTTAACAGTGAACTGGCCTCGGCCTGCTGTGTACTGAACACCGCCTAGAGACGCAATCCCTTGCCATGTCCACAACCCGGCGTCAAAGCCCGTCGTGACGCTAGAAGGCACAGTGACGCGCCAACCGTCGCTTTCAGCTGCCCCTGTAATTGTTGCCCCTTCGTGATTCGTATTTGTCCTGGCATACCATGTCAAGGTATAACTTGCGCTGTCGATCTGAGTGCCTATCGAATCGTTAAAAGCAGGTACGTCAAAAATGACGGTGTCACCTGCATTAACAATTTCAGGAACAAGAATGCTCACCAGTTGGTAACGAAGGACTGCTGAGGACGACGCGCACCACGTCGTCGCAATGGCTGATATTCAGATTCTACCTTCCTTTCAGGCTTAGGCTCGGCTTTTATTGCTGCTTTCTTGAACTGTTGAAAAATTGTATGTCGGTTGTACCGAAGATATAAAAAATTCAATGCTGCGTAGGAATAAACAAAACAGTCCAAGGCTTCGTTGCGATCGCCAGCTTTCTTCTTCCACTCACGCACGGCAAAACCCTTGACATAACGGACAACTTGACGTTCTGACGTGAGCTGCTTGAAATATTCTTCGCTGGCTTCTGCGTGAAAATGAATGTAGCCCGCACCTTCCTCGTTGTGTTTTAAACGGCCAAACAACGTTGACTTGATCGTATCGACTCCAACAGGGAACACCTCGGCAGAGTTTTTAAGCACTTGGCCGCGATAGTTGATGTCAACCTTGCTTGGCTTGCCAATTGCAGGCTTATTGCGTTGCGATTGGCCCTTCAACGCAAAAACGTTGCGTTTCATTCGCTCACGACAAAACGCATAGACCTCGCTGGTGAAGTGACCGCCACTATCAATCCCAACAGCAGAAAGCTTGACCTCGTCTCCGTTGTTGCGCTTGTACTTTCTAAAAATTACGTCGTCAACTTGCTCCCATAGCTTTGGCCCTGCAGGGTCGCCATAGATCTCATCGTGTGAGATCAGCCAACACTCTTCTCCTTCGGCGTACGCATAAATACCTACAGCAACGCGATTATCCTGCACGTCGATCCCAGCCGTAACAATGCTCGCCTTATCTGGTATCTCACTAGCGGGGTAAAACTCGGCACGCTCACGCAAGCCTTCCGCGCCAAGCCTTGCCCCAACCTCCTCCTCCCACGTTTCGCCAAGCACCGTGTTGACAAACGTCTTTAACAAAGGAGCGTCGTTTTTCGCACGTAAAAATTCGGTAACAATCTCCTCCCAGCTTTTCCAACCCAACGGCGAATACAAGCTGGACAAATGGAATCCTGCTGTTCTTTTGTCTTCTGACGTAGCGGTGGCTCGCCACTCGCCTTTGCGAAGCATCTCGCTTTTGTAATGCTCTTCAATGTGCGTCCCACAAGACTCGCAAACGTAAGCCGCTGTTTTGGGGTCGCCGTCACGCCACTGGATGTTTTTCCACTGCAGATGCTGCATGTGCCCGCAATGCACACAGGGGACAAAATATCGGCGCTGATCAGAAGCCAAATATTCTGTCTCGATCCTGCTCATATCCTTAACCGTCGGCGTTGAGGTCAAAATGATTTTTCGACGTGAAAACGTTGAAGCCCGTCGTTCTGCCAACGCACAAGGGTCACCCTCTCCGTCAACGTCAGCAGGGAACGCATCAACCTCGTCGAGCAGCACCCAGCGGCAAGGAGCAGAACGCAAACCCGTCGCAGAGTTGGCCCCTGTTAACAGCAGGATCCCGCCTGGGTAATCCTTGCTGAACATTGTGTTGCCTGAGTCTCGACTCCTGGCAGGCGCAATCTTTTCCGCCAAACACGGCGTCTCATGAATTAAAGAATCAAGCCTCTGTTTTGACAGCCTTTTGGCCATTTCAATCGTTGGCTGGACAAACAAAGCTGGCCCAGGTGCATGGGCGATCATGTAACCAACAACGTTATTAATCGATTCTGTTTTGCCCAGCTGCGCTCCAGCCATAAACACAACTCTCTGCACAGAGCTGCCCGACGACATGCAATCCATAATCTCTTGCAGATACGGAGTTCGATCTGTTCTCCAAGGCCCTGGCTCCGACGACGCCTTGTTGCTCAGCATTCGATACTTATCCGACCACTGAGAAACAGTTAGGTCAGGGTCAGGCCTCAACCCTTCAAGGAATGCGTCCTCATAAACCTTTGCGCCATCATCCATCGGTCAATCTCTCCAATGCTTTACGCAGTTCTTCTGTAAGAGCTTGGTGGATAACAACAGGATCAGTCTCGGCTGCAAATTGATTCGCCACTCGATCGGGAATGGTGTTTACAGCATCGCGCACAGATCGTGCAAGTGAGAACGCTTCCCTCCTGACCTTTTCTGCCTCGCATAGCTTCTCCTCCTTTTCCTCAAGCTCAAGTCGCGCCAACTCTGCGCGGAAGTGTTCTGACTTTGCACGCGATTCGTTGAAACTAGGGATCTCCTGTTCCGATCCAGAGATCCTGCTGATAAGCTGCGGGATTTCGTGATTCCAGGCTGCTAACGCTGCGTCTTGATCGAAATAAGTAACAGCGCCTTTTTTCTTAAATGTCCCGTCAAGTCTGCCTGTTTTCTTTACTTGGCTGACACGCGCAGGGCTAACACCAAGCAGCTCAGAAATTTGCTTCGTAGTAACTAATGGCAACCTGAATTAATAGGAAATTAAATCGACTTTACACACATTTGCAGCAGTTATGCATATATAGGTATTTATAGGGAAAATACTTGCATTTGGGTTCTCC